ATGGGACTTGGGCGCTACCCAGCGCTGACGCTGCGCGATGCCCGCAATATCGTTGCAGACCTGAGGGAGTCGGCAGACAAAGGCATTGACCCCCGAACGCTGGCTGGTGGCAACAAATCCAAGAGTAAGCCAACGGTAAAGGATTGCCTGGATTACTGGAAGGAAAATTACGTTGACGTAACGTTAAGGGCTAAGACGATAGCGCTTTATAAGTCAACGGTTATAAAGCACATGCGTGACGCTTTTCCCGGTATTCCGGTTGAGGATATCCCAGTCCGCTTGTGGGTTGAGAGGTTTACCGAAGAGGAGAAAATCAATCCTCGCCGAGCCCGGCATTTATTGATACAGCTCAGGTCCGCCATTGGTTGGTGTACGCGGCGACAGTTCGTTAGCACAACCGAGCTCATGCTTTTGCAGCCGAAAGACATCGGTGTTAAACCTGTGATTGGAGAGACCACACTCAGCTATAACCAGCTTGCCAAAATTTGGATGGCTATAGAAAGAAGTCGAGGGTCAACTTCTAACCGATTGCTTCATCAATTGCTAATGCTGTACGGCGCCAGGAATAGCGAACTTCGGCTGGCTATAAGGGGTGAATTTGACCGAGAGGAGGGGTTATGGGTTGTTCCGGCAGAGAAAAGCAAAACCAACAAAATTATCAGGCGCCCCATTTTCTCCGTGGCAGATGATTTACTGAAAAAAGCTGAAATGACGTATGGGGATATACTTTTCCCAGGCGAGGATCTGAAAAGCCCTATAACTATTTCTGCTGCAAATAAATTTCTGAGAAGAATCAAGGACTCGTTGGGGTTTGGTGATTTTACTTCACATGATTTCCGGCGCACCCTAGCAACCCGGCTATCCGAAGAGGGGGTTGCCCCGCACGTCATCGAGAAAATGCTGGGGCATGAGCTTGGCGGCGTGCTTTCTGTCTATAACAAGCATGACTGGATTGCCGAACAGAAAGACGCCTATGATCTGTATGCTGAAAAGATATTCTGGCATATCAGGAAGATTTCTGGTTGACGCCCCCGTTTAAGATCCACTCCACAATAGCAGAGCGCAGATACTGTTTAGGGTAGGTCCGGACCGGTTTGGGGAAATTATAGCGCTCGGTGTATTTCCGGATGGTCACGCGTGAAGATACTCGGATCATCCGCATCGCCTCTTCCTCGTCAATCATTTCAATGTCTACCATATTTCCCACCTCACACTACAATCAGGCCACGACAGTGGCGCCACAACTCAAATTCACTATTCATCGATTAGCTCCTTAAGCACCAGGCAATGGCGAACGCACAGCCAACGGTGCAAAACGCTGTAGGCCAGTCCATCACTTAGCCTCCCGGAGCAGGTGCTTGTAGGCCCGCAGCACGTGATGTGTTTTCCCGCTTAAGATCGTTTTCATAATGAAAAAACCGCTTCTCTGGCTGGTCATTTCAGTCGTGAGAAGCAACGCCACATCAACCGCCCGGTTGTGCCGGCGGAACTCAAAGACAGTGCTGGTTACCGTAATAACTGAAACCGATCCTTGATCTTTAAATTCGATTTTCATGGTTGATGATTCTCCCTCTTAAAATAATTATCACGGCAAGGCATAACGACCAGCTCGGGGTTTCCGTACATGCGGTTGATATGCTCATTAAATTGGAACCGTACTGCGTCGAACTCACCTGATGGACGAAGCTGAACAGGGACAAACTTTTCTTCACGTCCAAAAATCTTTGCCGGATAGCTCAGGTATTCCGCCTGGATAGCTGGGCTAACGCTAAAGTCCCGTGTTTTAGGGATGACGCGCTCCAAGTCAGGGAAGCATCCACTCAGTAGCTTAATGCCAGTAATGGACAGGCGATTTAGGTGCTGGTCACGATGAATTGCGATCGGCTCCTTATTGAAGATCAGCTCCGTTGTTTCCGCCTTGACTGGCACGCAGCCTTCAAACTGGACGATGATATTTTTCTTCGTCCTGATTCCATGCTGCATACGCAGTGCTACATGACCGTTGGTTCCCTCGATGTATTTCGGGGTGATATGGACTCCGCACAGGTAGTAGCGGGCATCATTTTTAGCAACGCACACCAGAGCGGCGCGGATCAGCTTTGAAGGAATGATCATGCTTTATCTTCCCATCCGATAGCCTGAAAGAGTCCCATTTTCGGGTGATACCAACGGGTCCCGCGTGGTTCGGCTTCTGCCATCATTTGGCGGAATGCTTTCATAAAAGGTTCAAACTCCACGATCGCCCGGCGAGACAGCAAACCATCAGGCGTCATGAATTCGTGTGTATCGGTTGGGATACGGTATGCGTTAACAAGGTTTCGACACTTGGCATCGGTCATGCCGCTTTTTGCGACTACCTGGCGATAACCGACATACCCGGCCCGCATATTTCCACGCTTAATGTTTTCGACAGCTTCGACTACGGTTTCCACCTGTTCTTCAACCTGGTAGAGGCGTCGCTCTTGCTCAACATTCAGCAGGGCCATTTCAGCGATCAGCTCTGCCTTCGATTTTGGCCGGGAGCGTTCTTCTTCCAGCTCTTTCCAGCGATCTACCAGTCTGGCGGTAAACTCGGGGCTGAGTTGCGCGACCACAATGATGCTGTCACGCTTCCCTTCTTCACTTTCAAAAACGTAAATTGTTGTGGGGCGCCCGGCAGTAGGCTTTTCCTCAATTTGAGGAGAAGTAATAACGCCACGCATAATCAGGGTCTCAATCGTACGTTTCACGTTGTCGTGGCGTTTTTCTACCAGCTCGGCGATCTCAAGGCTGGTCATGGATGGTTTGTTAGTGATCAAGTTATTCATCATCATTCCCCTCAATGCATAATCGGTGCTTCTGGCACACCTTCGATCTGGATGTGTTCGATAAAGCTGTCGTGGAGGAGGTTAAACCCCTCCCGGCCAAGTGCTGATAACCTGAACCCAAATTCTTCGTCAGCAATAACCATGTCCTGATACATCCGCAGCGCCAGCTGCTGGCCAACCTCTGGCCCATATTTCTCGATTGCCCCCAGCTCAATATGGTTGGCGAGTGCAAAGCGTTCAGGTCCCGGATAGACGCTAATGGCGCCATGCTTGCTGGAATAGATAACAGCAGTATCAACACCGCCAGTATCATTCGGAACGTCGACAGTTCCGTTTTTCTCCAGCTCCTCAGTGATGAACACGGCAGCCAGTAGCCAGCGCCAGAGGATCAACTCTTTTTCGATATTGAGCGTGATCCAGTTGCTTTCTACCGCTTCCATGATGCAGGCCAGAATTTCCATTCCATCGGCAAGGTGTTTGTCATAGCGACCGTTATCCAGCAGGCGAATAGCAGCGGAGTAGCCAATCACCCTGTTTCCAGACCGGATCCCTGTTGAGGTTGGTTCCGGGTTAAGCATGTTGTGAAGCATTGCGCACCTCTGCTGGTTTGCTGGCCTGAAGTTCTTCGCGCTCTTTCACGTAGCGGTCGTGCATGGCATCCCACTTTTCGCACCACTTCTGCATTTCTCTTTTGCGGGCGAGGATGCGACGCAGCCGGCGAACGGTGCGCTGGTGGGCGTTAAAATATTCCAGGGTGACGGCGCCACGTTGCCAGCTACTCAGTTCTGGATTCAGTGGATGAATTACCTGCACGTCCGGATAACGCTGCTTGAAACCAGAACGCCCAAAAGCTCGGGAGGTCATGAAGAACGCCAGGTAACGAATTGCGGTATCCCGGCTGAAGCACCGCTTCATGCGTCCGTGGCGGATCGCGGCGAACAGATCACCAACTGGCGTTGGGTGCTTTTGCAACGCCAGGTCAATGGCGCTGACAGTTCTGTTGTCAATCATTTGTCTTTCTCCCGGTTATAGGTTTCATGACTCATAACTTCCCAGTTCCGGCCATCGTCTTTCGATAACAGGCGCCAGCGTGGGTTAACCTTCAGGCTGAGGTAGCCGGTGCGGCGCATTCGCCGCGGGAATATCCGCCGGCGCTGATACCGCAGCAGGACCTGCAGCGCCTGCAGGTGAACCCTCTCAGGAATTCGTATCGCTGTCAGTGCCACCAGCTACCTCCTCAAATCTCAGTTCCATTTCGCGCGCCATTTCGATAAACGTGGCCAGTGTGCAAATGTGCTCGTCGTCGAACAGCTGGCGGTCGCATATCACCCTCCCGCTCTCGATGTGCACGACTACCCGCCCGGTAAAATCAGGGAGGACATGCAGATCCACGTTCAACACGGGGCGGGGGATCAGCACACCCTGATAGAGCATTGTTTGCTGGTTATTCATTGCCGGACTCCGCAGTAACTGGTTTCTGCTTTTTGACGAACTCCACCAGTTCAGAAATAAGCTCGTCGATTAACTCTTTCCCGCTTTCTGTGAGGAATTCGCCGCTGCCATTAACATCAACAGAGTTGCTGTAGATTCCCTTAAGAGCTTTCACGCCTTCCACATTTCCGTATTCACCGAGAGCCAGTCGCTCGAATTTCCGCAACAATCCATCAAGAAGAATCTCAGTTAATTCGATAGTACTAATCCCACCCTTGTTAAGCTTAATGACAAGTAAGCTACTCCCAGTCTTTCGCTGGTGGCGTAACAAGGCTGCTTTTAAAATTCGGCGGCGATAGGTAGTAATTAAGTTACTCATCTAATTACCCCTTCTTTTGTGTTCTTCATTTTGCTGTACAATCTTTTCCTCTTTTTCCATCCATGAATAGACCTCGCCAGCAAGGTCATATGCAAGACCTAAAACCCCATCAAGTTGATGGCAGTCAAAGTCCTTATGATGTGTAAAAATTGTCTGCATAAGGAAGTTAAGTTGCTCAGCCTTAATGGTGACGCACTGAATATCTTGGCGGCGCTGCATACCCATGATTATCTCCCATAAGCTTTTTTTAAAAATAAAATTGCGATATCCCAGTAGCCTGCACTACACATCATTTTTGCTGTCTTAAAGGCATCTTTATTTTTCACGACGCTCTCCTAAATAATGAATATGAAGTTCCGCAGAAATTAATCTGAAATTAAATGGTTTGGTGTTGTTTACTTGTTATTTTTTACTGCTTGTTCTTCGATAAGCCAGGCGCATACATCACCAGTAAGAACCCTGAGCAGCGAAGATAATGCCTCAATTTCGGTGCAATCCATTTTATTAGGGTATACCTCCATCATGCGGCAGATTATCTCTGCCTGATGAGCTTTCTCTGCCGCCTGCTCTAACGAAATTTCATGCGCCATTATTGTCACCTTTTAAGCCAGAAAGGTATGATGCAGATTGAGAGATTTTATTTGTAGCAATTGCCAGTTCTGCAAGGTCAGCAATAATACAGGAAAGGTCAGCTATTTTTTCTTTATCAACCAGGCTCTCTTCCACAAGGGAGAAAACATTAAGGCTGATATGGCTTATGGCATTTAATATTGAAATTGTTTTAGAGTCGCAGTCGCACGCGATACCATCATAATCGATATCAGTCGCACGCTTATCAAAACGGTAGTCTGGAATATCTACTAATTGAATGAAGTTTTTAGTTGCCATGATAATCGCCCCGGTGAATTACTTAAGTTGTAATTAGGATGGATCGGATCTTTGCGATAGTCAATGACTAAAGTAATTTATTTTTTGTCTCTTAGGTATTTTATTGTTTAATAAGCAAAAAAAAAGACCGCCTAAGCGGTCGTTCTTCTATGTTGAGAGTTATGCGAATCGTTTAAAGGCTGCCGACTGTTTGACCAGCACTTTAGCTAAAACGTGAAACTGATCTTCATCACATGCGTCTATTTCCCAAGGGCTGTAGAGCTTGTTATCTGACAGAACGACGAGGCTATTCTTCTGCATTTGCAGGCGTTTGATATGAATCGTTTTGCCAAACACGAAAACATAAATACCGTCACCTTCAAAGTGATTAACTGATGTATCCACGAAGATGTAATCACCTGGATCAATCGTACCTTCCATGCTATCACCACGCACGGTGATCACCTTGATAGATGATGCTGGACGACTTCCAAACATGCTTCTTGCATATTCTTCTGTGAATTCAATTGCTTGCACTGTCTCGATGAACTCAGAAGATAGGTATACTCCGGGACCAGCACTCACTTGAACATCAAGCAAATCGACTCTGTAAATCCCAGGATCAACAGGTCTTTGTTGCCTGTAGACGGTTGGGAGATCATTGGATTCATTATCATTCATGGGCAGCTCACCTGAGGCGAGCCATTCAGGCCTGACATGTAGTGCTTTAGCTAACTCTACAGTTTTCCGCGAGCCAGAAGCCGCGCCAGAAGTTAGTTTCCAGATACTGGATTGCGACATTCCTACAGCGGCAGCAAGGGAGGCTTGGGTAAAGCCTGCTGCCTTCATTGATTCAACCAATCTTTCAGCAAACGTTGTTTTCGACATGTTGGCTACTCCAAAAGTTGTTAAAAACTTAACTCACTGAACGCGATAAGTCAAAAAGTAATTATTAGCCTTGAGGTTTACTCATTCAATCGCTAAAGTAATAATTAATTACTAAGGGGGTTTTATGATTTCTGAGCCTATTGATAAAGCAATCAGATGTACAGGAAGCCAGGGGGCGCTTGCAAAACAATGTGGAGTGTCCCAAGCAACGGTATGGAAATGGCGCCACGGGAAAAGAGTTAAGGCAGAGCATGTATTGAAAATTGTGGCTGCTGCTAATGGCCAAGTAGCGGCCTATGAAATCAGACCTGACCTGCCCGAGCTATTCCCGCACCCAACGCAAGGTGAGTGACATGGCTCGACAATGCAGGCGAGGCATGAAGTGACGCCAGATAATCCGATTACAAATCAAGCGCTGGTGAGCTGAATGTTTCCAGAAACGGGCGGTATTAAGGCGCTGGACAGGCTGTATCACGATCCTCGGGGTATTGTCGCGCACGTCACTGGGTGGGATCGCGAAAAGCAGCAGGTTTATTTCACCAGACCGGGTTATCCGCATGAATGTATGCAGCCAGTCTGGAAGTTTCAACAGTACTTCACGAGGGTTTTGGTATGAGCATGGATCTGATGGTTCAGGCTATGAAAATTAAGGTCGGAAACCCTTTGCGCAAATTGGTTCTTCTTAAGCTGGCGGATAACGCCAGTGATCTCGGGGAGTGCTGGCCTAGTTACCAGCACATCGCTGACCAGTGTGAAATTAGCAAGCGTTCGGTGATGAATCACATCCAAGCGCTTTGTGAATGTGGCCTGATAAAAAAAGAGCTACGGACAGGGCCAAAGGGGAATTCCAGCAACGTGTATCAGCTCAATTTACGTAGTGCAAGAGATTCACCAGGGGGTAGTGCAAGTCGTTCACTACCTGGTGCAACAGATTCACTACTTGGTGCAGGAGATTCACCAGGGGGTAGTGCAGGAGCTGCACCCAGAATCAGTCACTCTTTTGAACCAGTCAATGAATCAGTCAATGAACCTATAAAACATACTGGTGCTTCGGCTATCGCCTCTGCACCGACTCGTTCTGCAAAACAGGATTATTCCCCTGAGTTTGAGAAAGCCTGGCAGGCATACCCAAAACGCGCTGGTGGTAATTCCAAGGCTGCCGCCTTCAAAGCCTGGAATTCCCGCCTGAAAGACGGGGTTAAACCTGAGGTCATGCTGGCGGGTGTTAAACGCTACGCAGCCTATGCTCGGGCAACCGGCAGTGCTGGAACTCAATACGTGAAGCAGGCCGTGTCGTTCTTTGGGCCAGATCGCCATTTCGAAGAATCCTGGCAGGCGCCATCCGCTCCCGCCGGTGGGCACAACGGCACTATTGCCCGCCTGTCTGGACTGGGGCGTATGTCCGACGATTTTGGCGAATCTGGTGAGAACCTGAATTTTTGAGTGAGGTGGGTATGTTGAATTTGAATCAGCTCAAAGAGCGTGAAGGCCTGAGAGCACAACAGGCAAAACTCGGCGATGAACTGGCTTTCGCTGAAGAGCACAAACTCCCCTGGGGATTTGAGGGCTGGAGTTCCAATCACACCAGCACGCTATCCTGCCCGGAGCATGGAGACTACGAACAGTTCACGCTGGTGGGCAAAGATTTTCGCGGCGCAGAGACTTTCAAGCACTCCCGCTGTCCGTCCTGCATCCGGGCGGAGCAGACCAGTGTCAAATCCAGCCTGCGCAAACTTCACGTAACCAGCCTGCTGAACGACGCGGGCATTACTCGCCGCTTTGGTGACTGTGAGTTTGAAAATTATCTGGAACTCAACCCTGAAGCCTCCCGCAACCTCGCAGCCTGCAGGCGCTACGCCGACAACTGGCCGGCTGTTCTGGAGGCCGGGAAAAGTCTGGTGCTGACAGGCAGCTGCGGCACGGGAAAAAATCATCTGGCGGTCTCTCTGGCGAAAAACATCATCCGCAACCATCTCGCCAGTGTGGAACTGACTGACGTTATGCGTCTGACCCGCGCCGTGAAAAGCACCTGGCGCCACAATGCCGACATAACCGAAGAAAGCGTACTGGATCACTACGCTTCGCTGGATCTGCTGGTTATCGATGAAGTGGGCGTGCAGTTCGGAAGCCCTGCAGAGATGACCATCCTGCATGAGGTGATTAACGCCCGTTACGAAAGCGTTCTGCCAACCATCCTGATCAGCAACCTGCCACCTGAGCAGCTGAAAGAGTTTATCAGCGACCGTATTTTTGACCGTGTGACCGACGGGAGGCGCAACTACCTGGTATTCAACTGGGCAAGTTTTCGCGGCAATAACGGGGTGATTGCATGACAGCCGTGTGGAAAAATGAGGATTTGGAAGAGGCAGTTATCGGCGCATTGTTCCTGCGTGGTGCCGACCCTGAGGTACTGGATGTTCTTTCCCGGCTGCCTGCAAGCACTTTCTCTGTTCGTCAGTATCGGGAAATTTACACTGGCATCTGCCGACAGGCCCGCGGCGGTGGTGTGATTGACCCGCTACTGCTTTGCGAGTCGCTTCCGGCGCTTCAGACCACGATTCTGGAAGCCACCCGCGTCAGCTGGGCGAAATCGGCTCTGGTCTCTTATGTTGACGTTCTGCGTCGCAATGCCGGCGTGCGTGATGCTGAATCCGCACTGGAAAAAGCACTGGAACAAATCAGGAGCGCCAGCAACGGCGATGCTGCTCTGGCCGCTCTTGAAGCCGCAAAACTGGCTGTATCGGCCATCGATATTTCTGCTGATACCGTCCAGCCTGTTCACATCTCAGAACTGCTCACAGCGGTGGCCGATGAAGCGGAATCCCGTAGCCAGGGGAAAGAAGAGACCCGAAGCCTGCTCACCGGCATTGAGGAACTTGATGCGAAGACGGGCGGTATTGAACCTACGGATCTGGTGTTTATCGCCGCTCGTCCATCGATGGGAAAAACCGAGCTGGCCTTGGACATTATCGACAAAGTATCCGCTCAGGGGCATGGCGTGCTGTTTTTCAGCATGGAGATGTCCGATATCCAGATCGCCAAACGCATGGTATCCGCCGCTGGCGGCATGTCGATGTCCCGCCTGAAAGCCGTGGATAAATTCGAGGATGAGGACTGGGCGCGGTTCTTTAACGGCATGGAACGTATGGCCACCCGCAATATCTGGATCACCGACGCCACGGGACTGACCATCGACCAGATACAGCAAACCGCCACGCGCTACCAGATAGCGCATCCTGAAATCGCGCTGGTGGTCATCGACTATCTGGCGCTTATCAAAATTCAGAGCGCTGCGCGTTACGACCTGGCCGTTGGCGAAGTATCCAAGGGACTTAAAAACCTGGCTAAATCCAATAAAACCCCCGTCCTTGCGCTGAGCCAGCTGTCGCGCGGTGTCGAATCCAGACCCAATAAGCGGCCAATGAACTCCGATATGAAAAACTCGGGAGAAATTGAGGCTGATGCTGACTTGATCCTGATGTTGTACCGCGACGAGGTTTATAACCCTGAATCGCCAGCAAAGGGAATTGCCGAAATTAACGTGACAAAACAGCGGAATGGGGAACTGGGGACTATCTACCGTCGGTTCTACAACGGTCATTTCCTGCCAATTGATCAGGATGAGGCTCGCCAGCGCTCGACGCCGCAACCAAAGGCAAATCAACGCCGTTACACGAAAGGGAGCCGGGCTGGCCATGAAGATTTTTAACATTATACCAATGGGCAAGCCGAGGATGACGCGGGCGGACAAATGGAAACAGCGGGAAGTGGTCATGCGCTACCGGGCATTCTGCGATGAGGTCCGTCTGAAGAACGTTGCTATGCCGGAGCAGGGCGGACACATAACCTTCGTGGTTCCCATGCCAAAGAGCTGGAGCCAGAAGAAGCGAGTAACGATGAACGGACAGGCACACCAGCAGAAACCAGACGCCGATAACATGATCAAAGCGCTGATGGATGCTCTGTTTACTGATGACGCACATATCTGGGACTTTCGTGTAACAAAAGTCTGGGGTGAATCCGGACAAATTTTAATTTCTGATATCGGAGAAGTGGCCGCATGAAACTGGAAGCATCGTTAAAGCATTTCAGCCCGCAGGGGATGCATATCAGCGACGACGTGAAAAGCACATCACCGAATCGCCTGAACGGAACAGACGTCATGACCGGGATCGGGGTGACCAGCAGTCGGGCGCGGTTCGGTCTGGCGGCATTCTTCGGTAAGGCTGGCATCAGTAAAACCGATGAGCAGCTGACAGTTCAGGCGCTGGCGCGACATGCCATTGATACAGCCCCTAAAAACGTACGCAAAGCCGCTGGGCATGCGCTGGGACGCTGCTGCCTGATTCTGGCGCAATTTGCCTTTGCAGAGTATTCCCGTTCAGCAGAAACCACCGGGACCTGCAGGGTATGCCATGGCACCGGGAAGATTGAAACCACCACCACGGAGCGCAAAGTCACATACCCATGGGGTAAGGCGCCGTACTGGGCGAAAAGGTCCCGCGCAGTGCGCCCGTCGGACTGGGAGAAATGGACTGAGGTTACAGCCATCTCAAGCGCCAGGTGTGAAGCCTGTGACGGAAAGGGGATAATTAACGCCCGCTGCCGCTGCGGTGGTTCTGGCGAGGTGCTGGACCGTCAAGCGACCAAAGAGAGTGGGGCGCCAGTATATAAAACCTGTGAGCGCTGCTCGGGGAACGGGTTCACAAGTGTCAAATCGGCTAATGCTCATCGAGCTATCCAAATGCACATACCTGATCTTCACCAGTCCTCGTGGTCACGCAACTGGAAACCGTTCTATGAGGGGCTGGTGGATATGCTCCACAAAGGCGAGAGACAGGCTGCGGCAGAGTTTGAAAAGGCGACCAGTTACTGAAGTGATCAAAGCATATGGCGACACTTTTTTGCACGATAGAGTTGACTTTGCATAAAAGTGTCCTGTATGCTTCTAATCATGGATACTTACATCCAAATGAAACTGATTACTAACCCTGCCACCCGGCGGGGTTTTTGCTTTTTGGGGGAGCCATGAAAATTTACGCATGCCACTTTCACCCGAAAGGCTTTTTCCTGACGTGTGATCATCAGGCTGACTTCTGGGTACTTTTAAGCCGAGCAGTAGGTTGGGGGCGTTTCTCAATGATTCGCCCCGATCAGGAATTCACAGAGTCTGCAGGAATTTTTCAATTGACTGAATTACGGCCTGCGGATGCAGAACCGCCGGAGTCAGTAATTGAAGCGTCAAATGTTTTATGGCGTCTGCCGGAAGCTCTCGAAGTTTTGAAATCAGTCCCTTCCGCTGCTCTTCAGGAATGTTTGCAACACGGATTATGTCTTCCAGGGCAATGATCGTGCTGTCGTGCAGCTTAACTGTTTGCACATTCAGAATAGCGCCCAGGCCGCCATCGTCGCGGATGAAATCAATTCCGCGGTGAGTAATAGTGGGTCTGTTTACCATGACGTACTCACCAGAACTAGATTTGAGTCCACTCACAATAAGTTGGTGCTGGTGGAGATAAAGCAGGTTTGCTGTAAGGCTGTCCGCATCGGGGTACAGGCACTCTATTTCATACATCTGTACACTGGTTAGTTCATTTGGATATACGGCATAAAGTAGCTGCAGTGTTTCTCGCTGGATGGTTCGGTCGAATTTATCCATTTTGATTTATCAGCCTGGGGTATTTGCAATGAAGAAAGCCAAAATGCTGGCGTCGATTACCGCAGATACCAGCAGGATTGAAAGGAAGATTTCGGCGTTACTTGAAGTGCTTCCCGAGCATATCCCGGACGAGATTCTCGGCATATTTTCTCGACTGACTAACGAGGTCATTCTTGTGAATGGTTCGGTCACAGTTGCTACAGACGGCTCCTTCAATGTCGTCCATGCTATGGATTTCGACACCACTGCGTACGACGAGGTCATGTCCGCAGCCAGGGCATTTAAATTTAATCTTGCTCATGAGTGAGTTTCCTTATCGGTATTGTGGTCTTCGCAAATCAACAATATCAGACAGGGAAATATGCCGCCAGTCAGCGGCAACCATTCACAAGCTTCGCGTTCGCGTAGCCTTTTTCAGCTGAATCACGAATGGTTACTTTGCTCACCGAAAATAATACCAATTCGCTTTGTAACATTGCTCTGAATCTGTCGCGTGATTTCTTCTTTGCTGATAAGTGCTTTACAGCCTGGACAGTACGTATTTTTAATTTTATCAATTGTTTCTTCGTGCAGAATGTCGCTAAAAGTCAGCGTCTGTCCGCAACTGGGGCATTTGAACTTAACTCTATCCATAGGTGTATATCCCTTCAAATTTTGTGACTTATATTCTTGCACAATATCACAAGGAGTAATACGTCGCTAATCAGCGGCAACTGAAGACGTGCAAATGATCGTGAATCAGAGGACCGCACCCGGGAAGTGCGTGTTGAAAATACGATAACATTGGTGCTAGATTTTAGGTGTGGTGGATCCCCCTATGCGGAGGGGCGGAAACAGCTTCAATGGAATCTTCATGATTCACTCGGACCGCAAGTCATGGTGGCTGACCAAAGGCTTACTGAGAGGCACTCAGCACCACACCCACATTTGAGCCCACGTTAACGCGTGGGCTTTTCTATTTCAGGCTCACGGGAATCATCCCCGACGTGCGTTGTTGTTAATCCAGCCCGTGAAGCCTGACCCCCTTTCAAACACACAGCGCCATCCGTCATCAACGGAGGTGAGGTTATGACAAAAATGAGCACCATTTACAGCAGACTTTCATACGGCACCGGGACCGCACTGACGGGCTGCGGTGTCTCAGCAAAGGCGTATGCCGGGGTAGTTAAGGCAGAGGTATGGATTTTGGCCGACAAAATAGCGGGGATGACCCTGAGTGACTGGGCAATTATTGTCGGTATCGCCTGCACCATTACCACCTGTGGGGTGAACTGGTACTACCGGCGGAAAGAACGAGAGGATCGGCTCAATGGCTATGACACCAAAACTGAGGAATAGCGTTATCGCTGCCGTCGGCGGTGGCGCCATAGCCATTGCTTCTGCGCTCATCACTGGCCCAACCGGTAACGATGGTCTTGAAGGTGTGCGGTACGATCCCTATCAGGACGTGGTAGGTGTCTGGACTGTCTGCTATGGCCACACTGGCAAAGACATCATGCTCGGCAAGAAGTACACCGAGGCTGAATGCCGTGCGCTGCTCAGTAAAGACCTGAACGCCGTAGCCCGCCAGATTGACCCATACATCCAAAAGCCGATCCCCGAGACAATGCGCGGGGCTCTGTACTCGTTCGCTTATAACGTCGGCGCTGGCAATTTCCAGACCTCCACGCTGCTGCGCAAAATCAACCAGGGCGACCAGAAAGGTGCATGTGATCAGCTGCGCCGCTGGACCTACGCCAAGGGTAAGCAGTGGAAAGGACTGGTAACTCGCCGCGAGATTGAGCGCGAAGTTTGTCTCTGGAGTCAAAAATGAGCCGCTTAACCGCCATTATCAGCGCAGTTGTCATCTGCCTGATAGTCAGTCTTGGTTGGTTAGCTAATCGCTACCACACCAACGCCACCGAGTTCAAAAGGCAGCGCGATGAGAAAACGAAAGCGCTCAATCTGGCGAGCGCCACCATCACCGACATGACAACCCGCCAGCGTGACGTAGCTGCGCTGGATGCCAAATACACAGGAGCATTGGCAGATGCTAAAGCCACTATCGATCAGCTTGAGCGTGATGTTGCTTCTGGCAAGCGTCGGCTGCAGCTCAACGCCACCTGCCCAACGAACGGAACGACCGGCACCGGCGGCGTGGGCAATGCTTCCGGCCCCCGACTTACAGACTCCGCTCAACGGGATTATTTCACCCTCAGAGAGCGAATCGTCACCATCACCGGGCAAGTGAGCTACCTGCAGGACTACATCCGCACGCAGTGCCTGAAATAGCAAAGTGAGTTAAAATCATCAGTGGCTAGGGTAGCTCCCGAAAAGCGGCATCGTCACCGCCTGCCACTGATAACCTGACGAGCAACTACGACGAGGTTGTGTATGTTACCCATAAATTCTTACCACGATGTTTTCGTGGAAATAGAAGGCGAGAAGGTCCAATTTTCAAACCTCCCATTTAATATGATTTTGCAGCTCACCAGGACGAGCGGCTGGGAGTTATGGCGCACTAACGATGGTCGTGATGGCGTTGTGGTGACCGGCGAGTTTCACGCAGAGACCCAGGAATCCGAGCGTTTGCCATTCCGCATGTGGTTTGGTGACGAGTTGGTTTTTGATAATACAAAAAAATAACAAACGTAACTAATTACATAACAAGGTCGCTACGGCGGCCTTTTTTATTGGCATTACAGAAGTCATTCTCAGAATGGCTTCGATAATGTTTATTAAATGCTACTGAAGCAAGTCTGAAGATTCATTTTTAGAATTATATATAAGTTTAACCAGGCGTCGGTCTCCGTTTTCTCGGGATTGTATCAACGTCACCCAGAGGAATGTTCTGTATGGCGTCGAAAAAGCTTACAGCTGATCAGCAGCAGCTTTTCGATGCGCTGACTCCGCTACAAAAAAGGTTCGCACTTGCAATAATCAAAGGTAAGAACCAGACAGACGCCTATAAGGCTGCGAAGGGGAAGGCTAAGACGCCAGAAGCCATTCGCAACTCGGCGAGTCAGATCTTTACAAATCTTGGTGTGCAAGCCTTTCTCAAATCAGTGCAGGGAGAGATTGTCGACGAGGCAATCATGACCCGAGAGGAGGCGTTAAAGCGCCTTTCTAAGATGGGTCGAACATCCATCGCTGATATAGCCGAGTTCAGCAACAGCGTCGTTGGCGAAGATGACGATAGCAATCCTGTGTTCCAGGCCGTGTGGAGCTTCAAAGATTCCGCTCTTCAGGACCCTGACGCGATGAGTGCAATCTCTGAGCTCACTACGGGAAAGGACGGCATCAAGCTGAAGATGCACGACCCCAAAGCGGCAATTAAGCAGTTGGCCGAAATGCAGGGCTGGGAAGCGCCGAAGAAATCAGAAGTTAGCGGGCCGGGTGGCGGGCCGGTTAAAACAGAGACCGTAGCAATGACGCCGCAGGAAGCAGCCGACGCCTACAAAAAGCTGATGGGGTAAATTGCGAAAAACAAGCATTACGCAGGTTAAAGACTCTATGCATTTTTGACCCTGATTTATGCACGTTTTATTCACTCTATTTTTTCCACTTTTAGCCAGCTAACCCGCACAAACCGGAGTTTCGAGCTGAATCGGCGGTGAGTGCCGATCCCGTGGTGCGGGTAACGGTCATTATGTTAAATCGGGTCGAATTTTAGGAAATTATCTCATGCCGCTGCCTTTCCCCTTTGACTTCAAAAATCCTGACTACAACATGGTTTTTGAGTGGAGGATGGAGCGCCTGCAGCGCATCCGGCAGAACCCTGGCGTTCTCCCCGCACTTACGCAGTTTTATCGTAACGATCCGGCGCAATTCATTATCGACTGGGGCATGACCACAGACCCCCGTAACCTCGACTACGGATTACCGGCAACCATTCCGTTTCTGCTATTCCCGAAACAGGAAGAGTGGATTAACTGGATAATGGAACGCCGTAGCCAGCTCGAAAACGGGCTCACGGAAAAGAGCCGCGAAATGGGACTGAGCTGGACCTCGATAGGGCTTGCCTGCTCGCTGTGCCTGTTCAACAAAGAAATTGTGATTGGCTTCGGCTCCCGTAAAGAGGAGTACGTGGACAGCACCGGTGACCCGAAGGCACTTTTCTGGAAGGCCCGCAAATTTGTTGAAATGCTGCCCGTTGAGTTCCGCGGATCCTGGACGGAAAAAAAGCACGCCCCTTACATGCGCGTTGAGTTCCCGGAGACGGGGGCTGTTATTAAGGGGGAGGCTGGCGATAACATCGGCCGCGGTGACCGTACGACGCTTTACTTTGTGGATGAGGCGGCCTTTCTTCAGCGCCCGCTGCTGATAGACGCCGCTCTTTCTCAAACTACGCGCTGCCGTATCGATCTTTCGTCGGTTAACGGCATGAGTAACCCATTCGCGCAGAAGCGACACAGCGGGAAAATCCCCGTTTTTACATTCCACTGGCGCAGTGACCCGCGCAAGGATGATGAGTGGTACCGCAAGGAATGCGAGAAAATTGATAACCCGGTCATCGTCGCCCAGGAACTTGACCTGAACTATCAGGCGTCCGCTGAAGGCATCCTGATCCCCTCTGAGTGGGTGCAGGCTGCTGTCGATGCGCATATTAAGCTGGGTATTCAGCCCAGCGGCCAGCGACTCGGAGCGATGGATGTTGCGGACGAGGGTAAGGATAAAAACGGCTTCTCGGCGCGTTACGGCTTCCTGCTACAGGACGTCAAAGAATGGTCGGGTGAAGGGAGCGATATTTACGCCTCTGTCGTTAAGGTCTTTGGCTATTGCGATGATTTCGGCCTTGATGAATTCCGTTTTGATGAAGACGGTCTGGGTGCCGGCGCCCGTGGCGATGCCAGGGTGATAAACGAACTTCGCCAGGCCGAAAGACTCGGGTACATAACGGCGACTCCGTTTCGTGGAAGTGGCAGTGTCTTTGATCCGGAGGATGAAGCCGTCCCCGGCGATAACGGCAAACCTGCCCGCCTGAACAAAGATATGTTTGCGAATGCCAAAGCCCAAAGCTGGTGGCATCTTCGCAAGCTTTTTCGCAATACCTTTCGCGCGCTTCAGGGGATGGACTATAACCCCGATCAGATTATTTCTATCAGTAGCACGATGGAAAATAAAGACCGACTTCTGATGGAGCTGTCACAGCCCACATGGTCTAAAAACGCCGTTGGTAAGATCCTGGTGGACAAGCAGCCAGAAGGAACCAAGTCACCTAACCTGGCCGACTCCGTGATGATTAACTACGCGCCGATGGATTCATCCCTCGATATCTGGGCCAAACTGGCTGGAGCTTAATATGTCCCGTAAGAAACGCCAGAACGGCGCACAAAAGCCCGTTAGGACCGCTGACGGGTACAACAACTTCACAGCCAAGCTCGGCACTAACACTCAGAACATCCAGACCGGCGGAACGTACGTTCCTGGCTATATCACGCGCAACCGTGTGATGCTGGAATTTGCCTACCGGTCATCGTTTCTGGTGGGCGCCGGTGTTGACTCTATGGCTGATGACATGACCCGGAAAGGGATCAGCATTAGCTCAAAGCTGGAGCCGGGGCAGAAGGGCAAGGTAGAAACCTTCTGGGATGACTTTGCTATCTGGGACGGTATCAACGACACGCTGAAGTGGTCACGCCTGTACGGTGGCGCGATTTTGGTCATGCTGATTGACGGGCAGGACATGTCCACCCCCCTGAATATCGATCGCATCAAAGAAGGCCAGTTTAAAGGCGTGATGTCGCTGGACCGCTGGATGGTAAACCCGTCCTACAACGACCTGGTGACCAACTACGGCCCGGAGTTCGGCAAGCCGAAATTCTACAAAGTGGTGGTTAACCAGCAGGGCATCCCCCCCTGGAGAATCCATCACAGCCGCATCATTCGCATGGAAGGTGACTCGCTGCCATTCCAGCAGGCGCAGACGGAAAACGGTTGGGGCATGTCGGTTGTCGAACGCATCTTTGAACGCATTCAGGCATTCGATACTGCGACAGTAGGCACCACGCAGCTGATCCATAAAGCTCACCTTCGCACCTACAGCATTGATAAATTGCGCACGATACTGGCTACGGGTGGTGACCTGGAAAAAGGCCTGATGCGTCACCTGGACATGATCCGCGAGTTCCAGACCATCGAAGGCATGACCCTCATGGACGGTACGGACAAGTTCGAGACGCACAGCTATTCGTTTGCTGGTGTGGCTGACGTCCTTCTCCGCTTTGCTGAGCAGGTCTCGGGCGCTACGGGTATCCCTTTGGTTCGCCTGTTCGGTCAGTCTCCCGCAGGATTCAACACCGGCGATGGAGACCTTGAGAACTACTACAGCCGCGTTAACTCGCTGCAGGAGCGACGGCTACGTCGGCATGTTCGCAAGTTGCTCGATGTCAGTTGGCGTTCTCTCTTCGGTCAGAAGTTGCCGGACGACTTCACCTTTGAGTTTAACAAGCTCTGGGAGATGTCCGACACCGACCGCTCAACGATGGCTAACAACGTCGCAACGGCGCTCACTGCGCTGGTAGACCGCCAGATTATGCCGGTTCACGCAGCCATGAACGACCTTCGGAACATCTCCGATGTGATCGGAATCGGCGGTTCAATCACTGACAAGGATATTGAAGATGCGAAAGCCCAGTGGGAGGAGGCTGAATCTGAAACCGAACCTCCGCCGCCGGTCAGAGCGCCAGTATCAGAAAAGCCTGTTGGCGATAGTCGACCAGATAAACCAAATCGTAACGGGCTCCTACGATGGTTCACAGGCCAGCGCTGACAGCATAGCGTCACAGCTGCTTGACTACTCGATGGTGATCGACGACTGGGCGGAAATGGTCGGTAAGAAGATGTTCGCCCAGGTTGAGCAGGAAGAGTGGCAGCAATGGCGGTCAGTCTCTGAAGAGATAGGTGCGGGTCTGCGCGACGTGATGGGTAACACGCCAGTCGGGCAGGTGGCGCAGGATATCGTCTACCGACAGATTCAGCTGATGAAATCCCTTCCTCTGGAGTCGGCCGACCGGGTGCGTGATATCCAGACCCGAGCCATTGAGGCGATGGTCAACGGCGAGCGCCCGGATCAGCTCTACGAGATGATAATGGATACAGGAGGCGTAGCCGCCAGCAGGGCACGCATGATAGCCCGTACGGAGATTGGGCGAGCTACTGGAGCATTGACGCAGGCGCGAGCGCTGGCCGTTGGCTCTGAGGGCTACTGGTGGCGAATTGAAGGTGCTGGTACCCGTCCATCTCATCGCAAGATGAAAGATAAGTTTGTGCGCTGGGATAACCCGCCGACGCTCGATGGCATGACCGGACATGCAGGATGTTTACCTAACTGCAAATGCTGGTCAGAAGTGCAGATCCCTGAGCCGAGAAAGTGAAAAATGCGGCCTATCCCTGTCGTTCTGGTTGAAGTCCAATACCCGCGAAATGTTATCAAAATGTTGTGATGAAAAAGAGGCCGAAATAGCCCACTAAACCGGGTCTTTTGCGGCCTTAGCAGGACATTTCAATCCAGTTCGTTTTCGGTGGTGCGGGTAAGAACCATTATGTTAAATAGCCCGCTATTTTGAACAACTATCCCTTTCCCGAAGGTCGCCACTGAGCGGCCTTTTTTGTTGCCTGAAGAGGTGAGAATGAAAAAGGTCCATATCGAATCAAAGCGAGCTGGCGACCGCAAAGTTATCGAAATATCGATGGGCGGCATCACCGCGAGTTACCGCGCCATTGGCGAGCTCTCAGAGTTAAAAGCCACAGGTCGCGGCAACGTCCGCCTGGTTAAGGCGCTGCTACGTGAGTTCATTCGCAACTCTGACCCCGCGCTCATTTAGCGAGGCACCATGAAATATTACTTTACCGCCCGCCTGGGGGAGACGCGCTACCTGCAGGCCGATGGCTCGTTGCTATGCAAAGACGTCCCGATAGCCAGGACAGGCACGCAAATCTATCTACCTGAAGAGGTGGACCTTCAACCTGATCCGCTTACCGGTACCGTGACGGTATGGCGCACAGAGGACGAGGTTTTCTCCCCGGAGACAATGGCCAGTTTTGAAGGCGTTGCCGTCACTCTGGAACATCCGGAGGGGGCGAACGGTGAAATCGTCTTTGTTAACCCCTCCAACTATTCCGAGCTGTCCCACGGGCATATTCAGAACGTTCGCCGCGGCACTGGCGATAAATCGGACCTGCTGATAGCTGATGTGCTGGTTAAGCGTCAGGAGGCTATTGACGCCATTCAGGCTGGCTATACCGACGTCAGTTGCGGCTATGACGCCAAATACAAACAGCTTTCCCCTGGCAAGGGGAAGCAATACCAAATCACCGGAAACCATCTCGCCGTCGGCATTGACCGCGGGCGGGCTGGCGGCCGCTGTGCAATCGGGGATTCTGTCCCATCAACGTTAAGAAAGGAAAAGCCAATAATGTCATGGTTTAAAAACTTGGCTAAGGCCATTAAGACGAAAGATGAGGACGCGTTAGCGAAGCTCATCGACGAAGCGCCGGACATGCCGTCTGATGGCATGGGCTCAATCCCCGGTCCGACTATCAACATCAACGTGCCGTCACAGGCTACCGCGCTGCCGCCCGAAAACCGGACCACCACGGATGAGAATCCAGATCCGGAAGAAACCCCGACCAGAGACGAAGGCGTTCCCGAGTGGGCGCTGGCGCTGATTGCCCGTATCGACGAGCTGGAAGGTAAAACCACCGATGCAAACCCGGATCCGGAAAACACACCGACCGGAGACGAAGACGCGGAAGAAGATTCGAAGGTTACCGGCGATGCGGCGTTTAAACGCAACATCATCGCTGACGCTGAAATCATCTGTCCTGGCTTCCAGCCGAACGGCGACAAAGGTCTTAAGCGCCAGGTGTTGAGTCACGCTATGCGCACCGGCGATAGCCTGAAAGCGTTTGGCGTTGATGATTTCGCCAAAGCGCCAAAGTCCACGGTTGACGCTGTATTTAAGGCCGCTGTCGAAATCAACAAGGCGAAAAACCACCTGCTGCCGCTGAATAACGGTGTCCGCACCACAGACAGCAACCCCAGCACCAAACACCTGTCACCGGCTGAACTGAACAAGATCAACGCCGATTTCTGGAACAAGCGCAAATAAGGTAATTCAACATGGCTGGAACTGCATATTTAACCCGCATGCCCCTTGGGTTTGTCGGTGCCGTAACGCGCCCGCGTGATCTGACTATTGAGCCGGTTACGCTGGACCACACCAATTTATTTTCAACCTACGGCCTGCCAGGTAAGTATGTGAACGATCAGTTCGTTCCGCTGGTAGATGGCGACACTATCGCCAAAGTGAAGGGGATTTTTGTTCGACCGTTCCCGATCACCTCTGCTACCGACCTGGCTTATCTCGGTATCACGGCTAATCAGGTTGGTGACAACCTGAAGCGTGGATACATCTGCGTTAAGGCGACAGCAGGTAACGCGGCTTCGGCGAAAAAAGGCGATCCGGTATACGTGCGTGTGACCGCTGGCACGACTGCAAGTCCTGTCGGTTCATTTGTGCTTACGCAGGACGCCACCGCAACAAACACACCTCAGCTGCCAAATGCAGAGGTAATGGGGCCAGGCGAAGCCGATGGCCGTATCGAAATTGCATTTAACATCTGAGGAAGAATGAATGTTTACAGTTGACAGAGCGACCATCGACTCTACCGGCGCTTTTGTTGTCGGTGAGCTGGAGCGCATGGACCAGACGCTGAACATGCCACTGGTGTCCGTTAAGTGGACCCGCGATATGCCACTGCGTAGCGATATCTCCATTGCGGATGAAGTTTCATCTTTTACCAATACTGATTTTTCCAGTGTTGGTGGCCCAAACCCGATGGGTAAAAACTGGATGGGTAAGAAGGGCACGGCGACGCCAGGTCCTGAGCTGAATATTGAACCGACGCGTAACAACCTTACTCCGTGGGCGACGGAAGTGTCATGGACTGTTCTTGAACTGGCATCTGCACAGAAACTGGGGCGTCCTATCGACACCCAGAAGTACGAAGCTATGAAGATTAAATGGAACATGGATACCGACGAGCAGGTGTATATCGGTGATTCGGGTTTGGGCGTGGCCGGCATGCTCAACCTGCCAGATATCACACCGCTGGCTGCTGCCGCAGCGTGGACCGCTACAACCGATCCTGACGTCATCCTGCAGGATATTAACCTGCTGCTGACCGATGTATGGATGCGCTCCGGTTATGCGGTATGCCCTGCAAAAATCGGCCTTGCTCCGGAGCTGTTCGGCTTGCTGACCATTAAAAAGGTTTCCTCTGCGGGTAACATCTCCGTGCTTGAGTACGTGAAAATCAACAGCATCGCGTTTCAGGAAAACGGTGAACCGCTGGAGATCGTCTCCATTAAGTGGGCATCAAAACGTGGTGCTGGCGGTTCTCACCGCATCGTCGCGTACACTCAGGACGAAAAATACATTCGCTTCCCGATGGTGCCGTTGCTGAATACGCCGCTGGAGTATCGCAGCATGCAGCAACTGACCGTGTACTACGGAAAACTGGGGCAGGTTGAAGTGCCGTATTCCAATACGCTCTCTTACCTGGACGTTCCGGCATCCTGATAACCTCTGCGGGCGAGGGAAACCTCGCCTTCTCATGGAGTAATCACATGAAGTATCTCGTAACTGCTGCCGCGACGTTAAGCCTTGCGGATGGTTCTAAATTTGAAATTACTAAAGGCGTTCATAGCGGCGCTGACTTCCCGGATAGCGTTAAATCCCACTGGGCTTTTGAAGCTTATGCAAAGCAGATTGACGACGCTGAAGCGGAACAGCTTGAAGCAGCTAACGCTGACATGAAGGCCTATATTGCCTCTCTGGAAAGCGCGAATGCAGAGCTGTTAAACCAGATTGCCGAAAAGGACAAAGAAATCGCTGATCTGAAGGCTGCTGCTGAAACCCCTGTTACTGGCGATGAAAAGCAGGAGACTGGCAATGCCAAAAAACAGTCTTCTACCAACAAGTAATCAGTTCCGTACCGACTTCCCTGAGTTCTCCGATACCACCCGCTATCCTGACGCCGCAGTAACATTTTATCTGGGGCAAGCTGACGTCATCCTCAATCAGGACGTGCTGGGCGACCAGTTCGTTTATCTCGCTGAGCTTTTCGTTGCGCACTACACCGAACTGCGCGGGCGGGCTATTGCGACGGCGGCTGTCGGCGGTGGGGTGAACACGGCTGGTGGGGGCGTGCTGACGTCGAAGTCGGTCGATAAGGTCAGCGCCAGTTACGACGTCTCGGGCATTATTAATCCCGATGCGGGATTCTGGAACAATACCGGCTACGGCCGCGAGTTCTTCTGGTGGTGGTCGATGTTCGGCGCCGGCGGCAGACAACTGCTATGAAGTCCGGGTTAACGGTTCGCTCTGACAATTACGCCGATGTTCTCGACGCACTGAATAAGCTATCTGGCACCGATGTGCTGGTGGGCATTCCCGCTGGCCCTCCACGTGAAGATTCCCCACTGAGTAATGCCGAAATTGGTTACCTGCAGTCCACCGGGGCGACCGTGGAGATTGACGGCGAGATCGTCACGCTCCCGCCACGACCTTTTCTCGATATGGGTATAGAGGATTCTCGGGATAAAACCACCGCACGGCTGAAGCTTGCCGCACAGGCTGCGCTTGAGGGTAATTCTGGTATGGCAGAGCAGCATCTTGAGGCCGCTGGACAGATTGCCCGAGATGCGGCAAAGGCGGTTATCGGTGACGGTGATCGACTAGAACCCTTATCTGAAAAGACGCTCAAGCGACGTCGTGCTGCTGGTTTGAGAGGTATTAAGCCGCTGTATGCTCATGGCTTCTTGTTGCGTGCGATTCAATACGTCGTAAGGAAAAAATAATGCCTTTACTCGATGTGACAGAGGTTCTTCTGGACCCGGATTTTGTCGATCTGACGCTGGTATGTCACCGACAGGTGCAGACGGTTGACGAAGATAATTTCCCCATCAATACGCCGCAGGATATCCCGTTCTCCGGGGTGGTGACCGTTGACCGCTCTCTGGAAGCTAAACGTATGGCCGCAGGACAGAACATCAACGGCGCAATCCTCATCGTGACTCAGTTCAGGCTTACGCAAGGTCAGCCCGGACTGGATGCTGACACAGTGACCTACCAGGGGCGCGACTATCGAGTGACGTTTGTCGATCCGTATACGGCCTACGGCGCCGGGTTCGTCCAGGCACATTGCGAACTGCTGGAATTTGACGGAGGTACGCCAGTTGAGTAACGACAGCACAACGGCGGGCTATCTGACGCCCGTCGGTGATTTGCCGCCCTACGATGAGGATCTGGAAAGGTTAATCAGCCGCTGGATACGGGGCGTTACCGGGCTGGATGCCACGCTGGTTTACCCGCGCTGGACTGACCCGCAGCAGGCCATCCCAAAAAACGGCACCACCTGGTGTGCGTTTGGTATCACCGGTATTCAGGAAGACTTCAATCCCGCTTACCTGCAGGGTGAAGAAAGCACTGAACAATGGTCACATGAGACCGTGAGTCTGATTCTGTGCTTCTACGGCCCGCAGGGGCTGGCGACGGCCACACGATTTCGTGACGGTCTGCTGGTGGCTCAGAACAACGACGGGCTGAACCAGGCAGGGCTCACGTTCCTGCAGCATGGGCGGATCCTCAACCTCCCAGAACTCATCAATAACCAGTGGGTACGCCGGTACGACATCAGCGTTGACCTGCGTCGCAAAATCATCCGCCAGTACGGCATTCAATCGCTGGTCAACGCGCCAGTGCAATTTTTTGGAGATTAAAACATGGCACAGGGCTTACCTGTTTCCAATGTCGTTAACGTTGACGTCATCATGTCACCGGTAGCGGCAACGGGGCGAAACTTCGGTGCGCTCCTCATTCTGGGAACCTCTACCGTTATTCCGGTGACCGAGCGCATTCGCCAGTATTCGGCCATTGAAGACATCGGCGATGATTTTGGCGTTGATTCCCCGGAATACGAAGCGGCGACCATCTTCTTTTCACAGTCACCAAAACCAACGCTGGTTTATATCGGGCGCTGGGCGAAAACGCTGGCGGAAGGCGAAGCCGGGGCGGTTGAAACGCTGCAGCAGGCGGTTAACGCCTCTCTGCAATATACCAACTGGTATGGGCTGGCGATTGCCGACAGCGCCGATCTGGTTGAGGCTGACGTGATTTCCGTCGCCGCGGCGATCGAGGCGTCCAGCCTTAGCCGCATTCTGGCCGTTACCACTGATGATGTGAACGTGCTGGTGGCAGGCAATACCGACAATATCGGCTACAAGCTGAAAGCCGCGGGTTATGGACGTACATTCTGGCAGTACAGCTCCAGCAGCAAATACGCCGCTATCTCGGCCTTTGGTCGCGCGTTCACGGTGAACTTCACCGGCAACAACACCACGATCACCCTGAAATTCAAAACCGAGCCTGGTGTGACGTACGAGACGCTGACGACCACACAGGCAGCCGCTATTGATTCCATTAACGGTAACGTCTACGTCTACTACGCCAACGATACGGCGATTATCCAGCAGGGCGTGATGGCGAACGGTGACTTCTTCGACGAGCGCCACGGCCTGGACTGGCTGCAGAACTACGTACAGACCAACCTCTATAACCTGCTGTACACCTCGGCTACCAAAATCCCGCAGACCGACGCGGGCGTTACCCGGCTAATGACCAATGTCGAAGCATCGCTTGACCAGGCGGTTAATAACGGTCTGGTGGCACCGGGTGTGTGGAACGGCGGCCCGATTGGACAGATTCAGTCCGGTGACACACTGACGAAGGGGTACTACGTCTACGCAGATGCAGTATCCAGTCAGGCGCAGTCTGACCGTGAAGCGCGGAAGTCGCCGGTGATTCAGGCGGCGATCAAACTGGCGGGCGCTATTCACTATGGCGACGTACAGATCAACGTGGTTCGTTAAGGGGGAATAAATGGGAAACACTTACAGTTTTATTGACGTCTCGGCCTCCCTTACCGGTCCGACCGGCAGTATCGATCTGGGCTATGGCTCGGCGAACTCCGAAGAGGGCATCACGGTCACTATGACCGAGGCAAAAAACACCATGACCGTCGGCGCTGATGGTGAGGTGATGCACAGCCTACACGCCGGTAAGAGCGGCACCATCACGGTAACCCTGTTAAAAACCTCCCCGGTGAACAAAAAACTGTCGTTGATGTATAACGCACAGAGCCAGTCCTCAGCTACCTGGGGAAACAACGTTATTGTCGTGCGCAATAAGGCATCAGGCGATATCTCTACCGCGCGATCCTGCGCATTCCAGAAACAGCCAGACCATTCCAACGCGAAAGTGGGTAACACCGTTTCGTGGGTCTTTGATTGCGGCAAGATTGACCAGTTACTGGGGGAGTTTTAACAGATGGAATTTCAAATCAAAGGCGTTAACTATCGCTCCGCCAAACTCGATGTTTTCCAGCAGTTGAAGGTCAGCCGTAAACTTCTGCCGGTCCTGGCCGGGCTGGTTAGTGAGTTTTCGACGCTGAAGGCACAGGCTGTTGCCGGGAACTCTGGTGCTGTAGTGGAAAGTGTGCTGCCGAAAATCGCCGACACGCTGGCGGCATTGCCGGATGACGACGTTAACGCGGTGATTTATCCGTGCCTGGGCGTCGTTTCCCGCCAGCATGAAAAGGGATGGGTGAAAGTCTTCGATCAGGGCGTGCTGATGTTCGACGATATCGACCTGTTTACGATGCTGCAGCTGGTGGCGCGGGTGGTCGCCGACAGTCTGGGAAATTTTTTGAAAGAACTCCCAGACAGCGAGACGGAGGGCCAGCCGCCGCAGGCCTAACGCTCGAATCCCTGCCGGAAGGCGAAAGCTTCCTGATGCGCCCGGTGGAAGCCGGGTACATCCCTTATACCGCACTGAAGGACGGGTCAATAGACCTTGCCGACATTGCCCGCATGAACGACTGGCTGGACCTCAAAGCCGATAACGATTACCGAATAGCGAAATGGAGAGAGGACAATGAACGCTGAAACGCTCAAGGACTTTCTGATCTCGCTTGGGTTCAAAGTCGATGAGGCTGGCGCCAGAAAATTTGATGCCGTGGTTGCCGGGACGACGCTTAAGGCGATTGAGCTTGGTGCCAAAGTTGAACTGGCTGCTGCTTCAGTGGTGGCCTTTACCGCGAAAGTCGCCAGCGGTCTCGATAACCTGTACTGGGCCTCTCAGCGCACCGGCGCAACGGTGCAGGGCATCAAACAGATCGGCTTTGCCGTCAGCCAGATGGGCGGCAGCGTGGACGCCGCCCGCGGCTCCCTCGAAAACCTGTCAAGGTTCGTGCGTAACAACCCCGGCGCCGAAGGATTTCTTAACCGCCTGGGCGTTCAGACCCGCGATGCTAAAGGCAGCATGCGGGATATGGCCAGCATCTTCACCGGCGTCGGCCAACGACTCAGCAGCATGCCGTACTACCGTGCAAACCAGTACGCACAGATGCTGGGTATTGATGAAAATACCCTGATGGCTATGCGTCGCGGTATCGGCCAGTTCAGCGCCGAATATACCGCAATGGCGAAGGCGATCGGCTATAACGCTGACGTGGCCGCTGTTAGCTCAAACAAGTTCATGACCTCGCTGCGGTCATTCGGCTTGATGGCCGGTATGGCGCGGGACAAAATCGGTTCCAGTCTGGCTGATGGCCTGGCCGGGTCGCTGGACCGGCTGCGGCGCCAGATACTGGACAATTTCCCGAAAATCGAAGGCGCAATCACCGCGACGGTTAAGGGGATCCTCTGGGCTGGTGAAATGGTCGGCAGGATGATTTACCGGCTCATGCAGTTAGGCCAGGGTATCAGTGACTGGTGGGATTCTCTGGATAAGCAGTCACAGGAGCTGATAGAGCTCCTCGGTGCGCTTACTGCTGCCTGGTGGCTACTGAATCGCGCCATGATGGCATCACCTATTACCTGGGTGCTTGGCCTTGCGGGTGCCATAGCGTTGCTTTGGGAGGATTACCAGACCTGGAAAGAGGGTGGCAAAAGCCTCATTGACTGGGAGAAATGGAAACCTGAAGTTGATGCCGCGCTTAAGATGGTTGGCGACCTGAAACAAACGGTCATCGATCTCGGGAAGGCGCTGGCGAAGCTTCTGAACATCGACCCTAAATCTTGGTCATTGAAGTGGGATTTCAGCAACTTCATTACCCAGATGGGCGAATTCAGCAAAATGCTGAGCATGATTGGTGACCTGCTTAACGCCATCAAAGACGGTCGCTGGTCTGATGCAGCAAGCATCGGCAAGGCTCTACTCAAACAAGGGAGCGATCAGCCCGATGCGTTGCCAGGCGTAACCAGTAGCGCCGTCAACGCGCGAGGTAAGGTGCTGGGCTTCTGGGAGGAGGTTAAAACCCGCTTCAGTGATGGCGGCTGGTATCAGCATGAGCAGAAAACGCTTGCCGATCGCAACAACAATCCTGGGAACATTCGCCCTGTCGGCGGTGGAGGATTCCGAGCGTTCGGATCGGCGATTGAAGGCTGGACAGCCATGAAAAACCAACTGATGCGCTACTTCACAGGGAAAACAACCGGGCGCCGCCTGCAGACCATCATGGATATCGTCAGCACCTGGGCGCCGGCGGGCGACAACAACGACCCGCAGCAGTATGCACGTCAGGTTGCAGGATGGATGGGGGTGTCGCCGACGGCGGCGCTTAACCTGTCCGATCCAAATACGATGGGTGCCCTTATGCAGTCAATGGCTCGTAAAGAGGGCTATTCGAACTGGAACAGCCCGCTGGCTCATCAGGCAGCTGGTGCGCAGGTTCAGCAGCAGAACACCTACAACATCTACGGCGCAAACGCTCAGGAAGTCGGCCAGGAAGTCGGGCGCCGGCAGCTTGAAGCGAATGCCAGGGTGTTGCGGGTTAATCAAAGCGGGGCAGGCTGATGGATATCCTCTCTACGTTGTTTCAGCAGCAGAGCCGTCGCATCGGGCTGATCGTTCCCAGTGTCGTCATTTCTGAAAAGCACAATGACACGCTGGAAATTACCGAACACCCGGTAGAGGTCGGCGCTGCAATTTCTGACCACGCCTACCGACGTCCGTCAGAAGTGGTTATGCAGGTCGGATTTGCTGGCGGTGGATCGCTGCTCGACTTTCTTGATACCACGTCTTTCGGATTGAGTGTGGGCCTTAGTCCGAAAGAAACGTATCAGGAACTATTGGACCTGCAGAACAGCAGGGTACCTTTCGATGTGGTGACCGGTAAGCGGATTTACTCCAACATGCTGATCCGTGCGCTGGAGGTCACGACCGACAGGACGTCAGAAAATGTGTTGTCTGCTGTACTTACGCTTCGCGAGGTCATTATCACGAGCACGACCACCACGCAGGTAGCAGTCAAAGAAGACATGAAACTGGGGGCGAATACTTCAGCAGTGCAGAACTCAGGAGTAAAAACGCCGGCGGCGAAAAATGAGTCCCTGTTAAGCCGGCTGGCTGGCTACGCAACCGGAGGATAAATGGCCGTATCAGAAATCCCGCTATCACCAGACAATCAACAATTCGCTATTGCGCTGGCTGGCCAGAGCTATCAAATGGCTGTTACCTGGCGTTCCGCGTTCTGGTGCCTCGATATCATGGATAGCAGCGGCGCCGATCTGATTAAGGGTGTACCCCTGATCACCGGCGCTGACCTGCTGGCGCAATACCGCTATCTCGGGCTGGGCTTTTCGCTTTATGTCGGCTGCGATAACGCGGCTAATGACAACCCCACCGAAAGCGATCTAGGAATAAATAGTCACCTCTACGTGGTAACGGAGTAATCATGTCACAGAACTGGATGCGGCATTTTGAGCTGCAGCTTGTCGACGCGAAAGGCAACGCTACCGACTTCGGTAGCTTCAAGGTCACTTTTACCATCGACTGGTTCAATCTGAGCAGTGAAACGCGGCTAGGGACCTTCAAGGTGTATAACCTGGCCGCTGATACCGTTAACCGGATTGTTGGTGATGAATTTACCCGTATCCGGGTAATTGCCGGTTACGACGGGATTGCAGCGGATGTTTCCGCCAGCCAGGTCGGTACAGCGCGAAGTGTAAACCCAGATGACGTGGGCCAGATGGACGGGCGGAACTACGGGCTTATCTTTGATGGCGAGATCCGCTATACCATCACCGGCAAAGATAACCCTATCGACAGCTTTGTGCTGATTCAGGCGGCCGACTCAGACCGGGCATTTGCCACCTCGATCACGGCGCAGACTCTTGCTGCAGGTTATACGGTTGCAGATGTCAATACAGCGCTGATGAAGGATTTCAACGCAAAAGGCGCGACTGAAGGAAGCACTCCAGCTATGCCCGCTACAGTTTACCCGCGTGGGCGGGTGCTGTTTGGCATGACGCGTCACCTGATGGATAACGTTGCCGATCAATGCCAGGCTGACTGGATGTTTGTTGATGGTAAGCGCGAGATGGTGGCGAAAAACGAAGTGGTTCACGATGCTATTAAGCTGAACAGTTCCACCGGGCTGATCGGCATGCCGCAGCAGACCATCGGCAGTGGTGTTAACGTCCGTTGCCTGATCAACCCAAACATCCGGGTTAATGGACTTATCGAGCTTAACCAGGCTTCGGTGTACCGTACCGTGCTGGGTAATAACGATATTGCTATGACGCAGGGACGCATCACCGACCAGAACAATAACGGCAATATCACCGTTGAGGGCACCACAGCGCAGCCGGCGAGTATTGCGACCGACGGCGTTTATATTGTCCGCGGCATTATGTACACTGGCGACACAAGGGGCCAGGCGTGGTACATGGATATGATGTGTGAAGCGCGTGGGGCACGTGATTTGATTTCGGCTTCAGCATTAAACCGTGGTGGGGGTGGAGAGTGAGTTCTCTCAAATACATTCTGGCAATCGCCGTACTAGTTCCTGTAGTGTCGCAAGCAGCCTTCCAATGTAGTGGGTACCGGTTATCCGTAGATGGTAGAGGCTATGCCTTTATCAATGGCGAACAAACCACATCGCAAAAGATTAAGTTTCTCGGTGCGCAGGGCGATTACTCCAGCATGAAAATGGACATGGGCCTTATGCCTGCGCGTGATGGTAACAACTATGGATTTGAGTTTGTTAAGCGCAACGGAAAGGCATTCCTCAACGTCCAACTTCTACAAAACAGCATGGATGCACCAAAGATCATCGGGTCTTTCCCCTGCAAAAAGGTTTCTGGCTAAACAATAAGCTGGGAGTTGATATGGCGCTTCTAAGTCAAGATCCTGTATATTTCAGATGATTCTAATTGTTGATTCTGGGGTGATTGTACATGGAAGCGTTGTATCCAATATTGATTGTCTTAGGCGTAGGGGCCGTTATTGGTGCTTATATAACCTATAGATATCTGATAAATAAACATAAAAAAGTTGTTGAGTATCTTGAGCTAAGAAATCAAAAATCTCTTGCGGCTGAGATTGAGGAAAAAGAAGATGCGATTGAAAAATACAAAAACAGGGATATTGCACGCGAAGTCGAACATAATAACCTGAAAGCCGAACTCAGGCAGGTTATTGAAATAAATAGAATAAAAAGCAAAGAAGTCCTCGGTAAAGCCGTTGATTTTGCTTTCGATTTTGAAACTATATTTCGCGAGCAGCATCATTCCGCTCAGGAAGAAATACAGAAAGTTCTTGATGATACATATCGCTACAAACGCAAGACATTACTTGCGTCCGTGACTCTGAGAAACTTCGAGAGAAAACTCGAAGATATCAGAAAAGAGAAAGCAATCTACCAGACGCTAATTGCGAAATATGATTTCTTCCAGCTCCGGGATCGCTCTGACTGGAAAGTGGTAGAAAAAGAGTTTCGAGATAAGGTGCTGGAGCTTCAGGCTGCGCAGGATGAGCGTGATGCCCAGAACGAAATTAAACGTCAAATGCGAGAAGAACGGCAGCGTGCTGAAGAGCTGGAAAGACAGCAGCAGGAAGCCGAAGCCAAAGAGCAGGAGCTTGAGGCCCGCCGTAAAGCTGTAGAAGAAGCCCTACTGGCAGCCGATGAAGAACATCGGCAGGAATTAGAAGAAACCCGCCGTCAGTTGGAGCAAGAGATTGAAGATGTTCACAAGCAGTATGAGCGAGCTAAATCAATGGCTCAGATGACCAAGCAGGGACATGTTTATGTTATTTCTAACATCGGTTCGTTTGGTGAGAACGTCTACAAAATAGGAATGACCCGTCGCCTTGAGCCGCTCGACCGTGTTAGTGAACTAAGTGGAGCCAGCGTGCCATTTGAGTTTGATGTGCATGCAATGATTAGTTGTGACGATGCTCCAGCCCTTGAATATGCTTTGCACAATAAACTTAGTAGTGAGCGCATGAATAAGGTCAATCTCCGCAAAGAATTCTTTAAAACAGACATTCAAAAAATTATTCAGTGCGTTGAAGAACATCATGGGAAGGTTGAGTATGTTGCAGATCCAGCCGCCTTGCAGTATTACCGCTCGCTAGAGATTGCCGAAGAAAGTGCTAATGACAAGGAATTATCAGCAGCATCTTAGTTTTTTAATTCGCCACATAAACCCGCCTCTGAGCGGGTTTTTTAATGCCCGGAGTAAAGCAAATGGCAGTATCCGATAAAACCCGTAGCGGTGCGCTGGCGGAGGTTCTGACATCTGAGCGCAAAACTATCAACGAACAGTTGCGCGTTGCGCTACCTGGTATCATCCAGTCATTCGACCCCGAATCAATTACGGCTGTTGTTCAGCCGGCGATCCGCTACATCGAGCGTGACAACGACGGCAACAAAAGCACAAAGGACTATCCGCTGCTGGTGGATGTTCCTGTCGTCTTTCCTCGTGGCGGCGGCTGTACGCTGACTTTCCCGATCAAAGAAGGTGATGAGTGCCTGGTTATCTTTGCCGACCGCTGCATTGATTTCTGGTGGCAGAGTGGCGGGGTACAGGAACCAGTAGACGGCCGCATGCATGATTTGTCGGATGCATTTTGTATCGTGGGTCCGCAGTCGCAAGCGAAGAAAATCAGCGGCATCAGCACTAGCGCGGTAGAGCTGCGCAGCGATGATGGGTCGGCAAAGTTGAGCCTTAATCCTGAAAACGGAGCAATCAGTGGTACGGCTCCGGGCGGTTTTAACCTGAACGGTCTTCGAATTCTGCCTGATGGCCGCCTGCAGCTGGTGGATGGCTCAATCGTCGATAAGCATACGCATGGTGGCGTTGAATCTGGTGGCAGCAGCACAGCACCACTCGGAGGGTGATATGCGATATCGAAGAGAAGACGATGACGGGGATTACACTTTCGGCCGGGGCGATGATACCTGGCTGGTAAACTCTCCTGAGGCCGTCGCGCAGGCCATTAAAACGCGCTTCCTGCTCTGGTACGGTCAGTGGTTCCTCGATACCACGGAGGGAACACCCTGGATTCAGTCCGTGCTGGGTAAGCAAAAACCTGATACCTACAACTTGGCTATCCGCCGGCGCATTATGGAAACGCAGGGCGTGAGCGCAATCACCGAATTTAACACCGAAGTTGACGGCCGTACGCGCCGTGTAACGTTCACGGCAACAGTAGAAACCATCTACGGGACAACCACAGTAACCTCGGAGGCGTAATGTCTTTGGACCTCGACACACTCGGCTTATCGGCAACGGTAACCGCTGAGGGAATTAGTGCGCCCGATTATCAAACTGTGCTGGACACCATCACCGGTTATTTCCACCAGATTTACGGCAGTGATGCCTATCTGGAACCAGACAGCAAAGACGGCCAGATGGTGGCGCTGGTGGCACTGGCTATCCATGACGCCAATAACACGGCCATCTCGGTTTACAGGTCATTCTCGCCGGCGACGGCCCTGGGTGACGCACTGACGAGCAACGTCAAAATTAACGGTATTACCAGGCGCGCAGCGACAAATTCAACTGTC